CGCATACGACGACAAGTCAAACCCTGCTAATACCAATTCGCAGATGCGTGCTTTATGGGGCGACGCGGTGGGTTCCAACTGCCTTCCGTTGCGATGTGAGGCAATGGCACCAAGGACGATGTCGTTGAGGTGCATGATCGGAATGGTCTTGGATTCAACGGAATTTATAGATGCGACCGGAGCGCTTTTAAAGCCGAAGCGCCGCTGCGCGTCTGCGTTAAGTCCGTTTTGAAGCCCAGGGAGAGCCTTACTGCAATCGCCTTTGTCCGGGCGTGCGTGAAGGCGAGCTTTATCGCCATATAATCTGCATCCACGATGGAGTAGCAGTTGGTAATAGGTTTTGCTAACGCTGACGCACTTGTCGCCCTTATTTAGAGCCCGATGGTCGTATTCACGGAAATTGCAGATCACTACATGAAAGTGAATGTAATTCGCTTGGAGCAGTGAGAAGAAATAACGACAACAATCCTCATACAGCGGAAGATCATGGCGGTTGATTTTCTCCCATTTAAGTTCGGAAGTCACAGCTTTTCGGTGGGTCGTCTTTATGGCCGCGATTTCTTTGTCAATGGCGTCAATCCGAGCGCTGTTGACGACGACTCCGCCCACGGCCGCAAAACGGTGGCCGCCCTCATAACTGGTTTCGTCGCAAAAGAAGTGCAGGCTTGCTGAGGCCATGGCTAAGAAAAACCGATCGATCGACCCACCTGCATCAAAGGACGATCCTCATCATGCACTTCGTCTCAATAGGATCTTGAGCGAAGCATCGAGAGGGAGTGGAGAAAAAGACGTGAGATCCGAGCAGTCGGCAAAGTTTATCGAAGCAGCAAAGTCGCTCGGTTGCGCTGAAGACGAATCAGCCTTTGACGATACACTAAAGAAGCTATCATCGGCACCGCCGCCAAAGACAGTCAAAAAACGGAAGACAAAAAAGCCCGCCAAGTGAGCGGGCTTTCCTTTTATCGTTCTAGCGAGTTGGGCCGGGCGAAATAATAGCTTTCGTCAGATGCTCGCATTCGCCTGCGGGCATCGGCTTGCCAGGGACAATGAGTTTACATCGGCGCGCCCATTCGGTGCCGTTGTAAGTGGTCTTTCCTTTTCGGCCAAAGAAAAGCCGTTGAACTTCCAAACCGCAAACGGCGCAGTAGACGGTATCGAAAGCCATCTCACCCCCTAGCCGCGCGGCGGATACGGATCATGCCCGTACGTCCATTCGGTACGGAACTGATTGTTAAGACCCTGCACCAATACTTGTGCGTCGTGACCTTGACTACCCGATTTGTGGGCAGTCTCGACGGCGACGCGGATCGCAGCCTCTTGAGTACTGTATGGGCCGTAGTGCTGGCCGTTGAAGCTAATCTTCCACTGACCTTGATGCAGCACAACTAGATATTGAGCACGTGCCATCTGGCACCTCCTTAGAAAAGCAATGGGACTAATGACCCGAACGCTTCCCCCGGAAATGTTGCCCGTCGCTTCTTGTGACGACGTGGAAGTGATCGTGTGCCGAGGATCGCCAGCTTGCGCCGATGCGACCCGCAGCCCTTGCATTGCGTGCATTCGGATTGATGAGCGAGACGCGGAAGCAGTCTCGAAGGCGATGCAATCCATCAGCCTGCGCCACTAAGGGGCGACTTGAGTATCTGAGTCTCTAATTCTCACAAAGTAGAAAAAGGCCCGGGCTACTTGTACGGCTTGTCTTTTGCGCTGTTAGATAGAGATAGGCTAAATTCATCGAAGAAATGATTTAGCACGGCTTTGGTCGTTTTGAGTGCCTTCACCAAAGTTTCTTGATCGACTCCTTCGATGTCGGAGCCCGTAGCCCCGTCAACTACTTCCTTTCTAATCTTGTCCAACCACGGCCCAGCTTTGTTGTCGTGTCGCTTCGCTATTTCTCGAAGCGTAACGCTAAGCCCGTTCTGAAAACAAAGGCTGGTCAATCCAGTGACGGCTGCAGAAAATTTCCAATCCTGGCCCATTAAGTACCTCCACCACGACTGCGGTCATGCAATCCAACATGGAAAATACCTATGGGTTTGTCAAGCCGACAATGCCCGACGAAAAGCACGAGTTCGATGAGATGAAGCGCAAGGTCCAGACCCTTGAGCACCAACACGCCGCGCTGCTCTCGACGATCGAGCGAGTCATCCGCAGGATTGAAGCCTTAGAGCAGGCCAAGGCCCAATGACCGATCAACACCTTGCCGTCCGAGCTCTACAGTGCGCCGCTCAAAACGCACTTCCAGGAGAACAGCCTCAATCGATCCTGCTCAGAGCCAAACACTATCTCGGCTTTCTCAGATCGCCTGATGGAATTGCAGAGCTGACACCGGAAGCATTGAAACAGATCGAAGCGTTGATGGCGGCAAAAATGCCGGAGACGGTTTCCTAAGTCATTGATTTCTTAGGGCCGCATCTATCCATCTAAAGATAGACAGGAAATAGACGACAACCGATGGCAATCGGAAAGAAGACTGGCGGTCGTCAGGTAGGTTCGCGCAATAAGCGCACCATCGCCAAGCGCGATGAGTTGGCCCGAATGATCGACAAGGGCATCAGCCCGCTTGAATACATGCTTGACGTGATGCGCGACGAGACGCGCGAGACGGAAGAACGGTTGGAAGCGGCCAAAGCATCGGCGCCATACATTCACCCGCGTCTATCGGCTATTCAACACACCGGCAAGGATGGCGATCCGATCCAAGTCGAAGAAGTCAGCACCACAACTGAAGAACTTAAGAACCGCCTGAAACGGCTCGCCGGTCGCGCAAGCGGGGCCTGAGTGGCTGAACAATCGCTTGCTGAAAGGTTCTCGGCGCTTCCGGAGCCCGAGCGAGACGCCATTCTCGCGAAGATGACCGAAGCAGAGCGTGATGCTCTATTATTCGATTGGGAATTCTGGGGACGTCCAAAGCAGTTTGCGCCTACTGGTGAATGGTCAACGTGGCTCATTCTCGCCGGCCGTGGCTTCGGTAAGAGCCGATCAGGCTCGGAATGGATACGGTCGATTGTTTGCGGAAAAACGCCGCTTGGCTCAGGACTAGCAAAGCGCATAGCTCTTGTCGGTGAAACAGCCGCAGATTGCCGTGATGTGATGGTTGAAGGCGACAGCGGACTTCTAGCCGTCCATCCGAAAGACTTTCGTCCACATTATGAACCCTCCAAGCGCCGCGTGACGTGGCCGAACGGAGCGATCGCAACACTCTACAACGCGGTGGAACCGGATCAGCTCCGCGGTCCCCAACATGATGCGGCGTGGAGTGATGAGCTTGCAAAATGGGCCTATGCCCAGGAAACGTGGGACAATCTCCAGTTCGGTTTACGCTTAGGAGAAGATCCTCGGCAGATCGTGACGACCACGCCGCGCCCGATCAAGACGCTGAAAGACATCGTTGCCGATCCGCGAACGGTCGTCACGCGAGGTTCGATGAACGAGAACCGGGCGAACTTGGCGCCCTCGTTCATTACGAAGATCGAAGCCCGCTATGCTGGCACACGCCTAGGACGGCAAGAGATTGACGCCGAAATCCTCGATGATGCACCGGACGCGCTTTGGCGGCGCACCGATATCGATGCCAGGCGCATAGGCAAAGGTTCGAAACTGCCGGACATGCGCCGGATCGTGGTTGCGATTGACCCTGCTGCGTCATCGGGTGGGTCCGGTGATAACGAGGGCGGCGCTGAAACAGGGATTGTTGTTGCCGGCCTTGGAATCGACGGACGCGGCTATGTTCTGGCTGATGTCACGTGTGCGATGGATCCTCACGGATGGGCGTCACGGGCGGTTGCGGCCTATGACGAGTTCGACGGGGATGCAATCGTTGCCGAACGCAACCAGGGCGGCGAGATGGTGGAAGCCGTCATTCGCTCGGTCCGTCCAAATGCGCCAGTCCTGACCGTTCACGCATCGAGAGGCAAAGTTACTCGAGCCGAGCCGATTGCGGCACTCTATGCGCAAGGCCGCGTCTCACACGTGGGGTCATTCCCGCAGCTTGAAGATCAGATGGTGGCGTTCACGCCGTTCGGGATCAATCCCGGCGATAAAGGACGAACGACAACCGGAGATCGCGTTGATGCGCTGGTCTGGGCGCTGACCAACTTGTTCCCGTCCATCATTCACTTCCAGCCGCCGAAGCAGGTCACGAAGGCCAAATCGAACGGCTGGGCGAAAGCCTTTGCAGATCAAGACCGTGGATCAAGTTCCAACTGGAAAATAGGCTGATGGCAAACACCGACGCACAACTGCCGGCCGCATCCGGCTCAGCCGATGCGCTTGCCGATGTTGCTGCGCCGCAAGGCATGGTGATTGATCAGCTGCCTGCCTATGATGCCCCGATCCCGCACGAAACCCTTGTCCAGTGGTTTGAGGACTCGGAGGAAGCTACGATCGACAGCCGGTCTCTTTCAGAACGTGATCGCGATTACGTCGATAACAAGCAGTTCACCTCGGCCGAACTCAAAGCGCTAGAGAAGCGGGGCCAGCCCGCGATCATCATCAACCGCATCAAGAACAAGCATCAGTTTTTGATGGGGTATGAAAAAAGTCAACTTCGGCTCCCACCAAGAGGATTCCCACGGACTCCTGATGATGAGTCTGCGGCGGATGCTTGCTCTGACGCCCTCCGTTACATTGCCGAGAAAGCCGACGCCGACCAAAGGTTTTCTCAAACGTGGGATAACATGATCGTTGAAGGTTTCGGGGGTGTAGAACTGCGCGCAGTACCGGATGGCAAGGGATCGGCAAAAATTGAAATTCTCCAGTGCCACTGGGATCGGTCGTTTTACGACCCGCATTCTCGTGAGCACGGGTTTGAGGATGCGCGTTACCTGGGGCGCGTTGTTTGGCTTGATGAAGACGACGCCAAGGCGATGTATCCGGACGCCGCAGAAATCATCGCCCGCACAATCTCGGAAGACGCTTATAAAACATACCAGGACCGCCCAGCTTACCGGCTGTGGGCTGCCGGTGGCAAACGCAAGCGCGTCCGCATCGTCCAGATGTACTACAGTTTCGGAGCGCAGAAAGATTGGCACTGGTCTATCTTCACCAAGGGCGGTGTGATTCAGGAAGGCGAAGTCCCATACAGGGATGAAGACGGCGTTTCGCAGTGCCCGATGATCTTTCAATCCGCATTCGTTGACCGCGAGAACAACCGCTATGGCGTTGTTCGTCAGTTCATCGGCCCGCAGGACGAAATCAATAAGCGCCGCTCGAAAGCGCTGCACCTGTTGATGAACCGGCAAACGCGCAGCAAGAAGGGCGCGATCGACGACATCGACGCTATGAAGGCGGAGCTTTCCAAAGCGGACGGCCATGTCGAATACAACGATATAGGCGATGGAGAATCGTTCGGCATCATCGATACGACGGCCCAGCTCTCAGGCAACGTCGAACTTGCGCAGGAGGCGAAGAACGAGATCGACCTAATGGGGCCGAATGCGGCTCTTTCCGGCAAGCAGCACCAAGCCGCTTCGGGTCGTGCAGTGATCGCTTCTCAACAGGGCGGCGAGGTCGAAATTTCAGACATTGCGGATCGACAGAAGCACTTCAAGCGGCGTGTGTATGCGCTCGCATGGACCATGGCTCGTCAGTACTGGACGCGAGAAACGGCCATCCGTGTCACCGATGACGAGAACAAGGCGAAGTTTATCACGCTCAACCGGCCTGTCACTCTGGCGGAAGACCTATTGAAGCAGGCGACAGACAAGGGCATCGACCCGGAAGAAGCGCAGCAGCGGATGCGGACGCGGGCGCAGCAAGACCCGGCGTTCGCGCAGCAGCTTGGTCAGACGGTTAGGATGGAGAATGTTCCCGCCGAAATGGGAATGGATATAATCCTCGGGGACGCTCCGAGTTCAGCCAATATCCAGCAGGAAGACTTCGCGACGATGGCCGAGCTTGGGAAGGCCGGAGTTGTGCAATTTACGTCAGAGCAATGGATTGAACTATCCAGTCTGCACAACAAAGCGACACTGCTGAAGAAGATCAAGGACCAGCAGCCGGATCCGGCGAAGCAAGCCGCAGTTCAAGCGCAGCTCGAAAAGACGCTCAAAGAACTCGAGAAGATGAACGCCGAGATCGACAATCTGAAATCAACGGCAGCGTTGAACTATGCGAAGGCGGATCAGACAGCCGCATCGACCATCATTCAAACACCGACGCTGCTTCCGCCTCAGGGTTCTCCACAAACTCCGCAACAGGCTCAATCAGCCCCGCAAGGTGGGCAACCGGTAGCGCCGCAAGCGCAACCACAGCAGCCGCAAGTTCCAGCGATCCGGCAGGTTTATCCGCCGCCGCGGCAAGCCTCAGGCTTCTAAGTCAAACACAGATTTGCGTTTCAAGCCCGCCCCTCACCCGGCGGGCTTTTTGTTTTGGTGCGTCCCGCCGCCGGGGAACGGGCGTCTCGCGCACGCCAGCGATAAGGGCGTTTTCAAGGGCACATCATGACATCAACGACATTGGAGAGTCTTCTCGAAGGCGCCGTCCATAATCTTAGGGCGGAGCAAGCTTCCTCACCGGCCGCAGCACAGCCGACACCTGAACCCGTCGAGGGGAACGGTCAGGCAGAAGCCCAGGCAAGTGAGACGGGCGCACAGAAGGATGGGCCGCCGCCATCTCATGAGGATGAACCCGCCGATGCCGAAGGCCGATTGAAGGCCCTGATTGGCGAACGGAAAAAGCGCCAAGAGACGGAGCAAAAGCTCAACGAACGCGACAAGGCGTTTGATGAACTTCAAAAGAGGTTGGAACGGCTGGAATCCGGCGGGCAACCGCAGGCCCAGCAACCGAAACCGGCAGCGAAGCCGGCCGAGGTTCCCGATCCCTGGCTCGATCCTGAGGGCTATGCCCGACATATCCAGGCCGAGACAGAAAGACGGAGTTTCCGCGACCGCGTCGAACTCAGCCAAGAGCTAATGCGCTCGAAGCATGACGACTACGACGACGTCGAAAAGGTCTTCCGCGAAGAGTGCAAGTCCAATCCGTTTTTAGCCCAGCAGCTCAGAACCTCGTCGTTCCCGGCGCGGTTCGCCTACGAGCAGGGCAAGCGACTGATGGCCTTGCGCGAGATCGGGGACGATCCGACCGCCTTCAAAGCCAAGATCGAGGCTGAACTCAAAGCCAAGCTCGAAGCTGAAAAGTCGACAGAACCTCAGACACCCGCTCCGACGCCGGCTCTTGCACCGCAGGCCGCATCTCCAACGCCCAAACCGCCGCCGCCACCGCCGTCGTTGGCTGGGGTCACTTCGGCTGCACCTCGCAAGGCTGCAGCGAAATTCGAAGGCCCCACGCCGTTGGATGCAATCCTTAGATAACGGAGGGCCACCATGGCCGAGCTATCAGTCCCATCGGGTATGACCGTCCAGCAGTGGGACGATCAGTACTTCCAGGAATACTACAATAAGAACTGGTTCAAGAAGTTCATGGGAACCGGTTCGTCGTCGATGATTCAGGTTCGCGAGGACCTGACCAAGAAGCCCGGCGACTCGATCACGTTCCAGTTGATCAACAACCTCACCGGCAACGCCAAGGGCGCCAGCGAAGATCTCGAAGGTCAGGAAGAAGACCTGATGCTTCGTTCGCACAAGGTCTCGGTTCAGGAGTACAGCCACGCCGTCAAGTGGTCGAACTTCGAAGCCCAGAAGACTGCGATCGACCTTCGCGCCGCCCATAAAGACGCCCTGATGGGCTGGAACCGCCGTCTTGAGCGGGATCAGATCATCGCGGCCCTAATGTCGATCGATGGCGTTGCTTATGGCGACGCGACCGAAAGCCAGAAGGATACGTGGCTCGCAAACAACTCGGACCGCGTATTGTTCGGCGCGACTAAGAGCAACAACGCGTCGAATGATCATTCGGCGGCCTTGGGGAACGTTGATTCCACGACCGACAAGCTGACGCCCGGTATGATCTCGCTGATGAAGCGCATGGCGAAGACGGCAACGCCGAAGATCACGCCGTTCGTCCCGCGTGGTGGTGTGGAAGACTCGGACGCCTATGTAGTCTTTGCCGGGTCTCTGCCGCTTCGCGATCTCGCTAACGACAGCACGTTTGTCCAGGCAAACCGCGAAGCCCGGGAACGTGGCAGCTCGAACCCGCTGTTCAACTCGGCCGACTACCTCTGGGATAACTGCTACATCTACGAGATCGAGGATATCCCGACGATCGGTGCGGTTGGCAACGGTGGGGCCGTGGTTGCTCCTATCTTCCTCTGCGGCGCTCAGGCGCTTGGGGAAGCCTGGGCCATGCGTCCGTCAACGGTTGCGCGCAACGACATCGACTACGAGCGCAAGAACGGTCTCGCCATCAAACAGTGGTCGAAGATCGAGAAGCTGCGCTTTGGTTCGGGTTCGACCGATACGACGAACTCGAAACAGAACGGCGTTGTAACCGGATACGTCTCGGCCGCCGCTGACTCGTGATGAGAGGGCGGGAGCAATCCCGCCTTTTCCTTTTCTCTCTTCAATTCATCAAAGGACCTCATCGCTATGGCAACAGTCACAGCAAATCAGAATGCCTTGCAGCCTGCCACTGGCGGGTTTCACGGCAACCTCAAGGTTGCGTATGGAAAGTACACATACGCCGCCGCACCGAGCGCCAACGATCTTGCAAACCTCTTCAAACTTCCGAAGAATGCGCTTGTGGTCGGCGGCTACTTGATGACCGACGACATCGATACCGGCACGGAAGCGCTGGAAATCGATGTCGGCTGGACCGCGAACGGCGGTGCTTCGACGGACAGCGTTCGCACCAACGACGGCACGACCTGGCCGAACGATGGCTACCAGGC